ACCAAGCGCGTTTTCCACGACTTCCTTGCCTTTTGCTTGAATAGCCGAGGATACCAGCCCAAGGCCGTTCTGGGCCAGAGTGCCGAGTAGTGACGCGACGATTGGAATCATTTCTCTACCTTTTTGTTGATCAGATCAAAAGCTACTTTAACCTTCTCTTCTAATATAGCGACGCGCAGATCGAGTTTTGAGAGAACAATGATGAGCGTGATGATCGCCAACAGCATGGGCCAACCCTTTGATAACATATCGAACAAATCCATGCACTCATTCCCGTTAATTAAAGCCTATCAGCTTTTTGACGAATTCCCCCGCCACCCCCGGGCCGAACAGGACGGCAATGAGAAGCACATACAAGAGTATCTCGATCTTGTTAATCCGTTTGTCGCCATCGCGCAGTGAACGATCGATCGAGTTATACCGCTCAGTACAAATGGCCTCGTGAACGGCCAAACGGGTGTCTAGGGAATCCGACATCGGGTTACTCCACTGCTGGCGCTTGCTCGGCGGCTGCGGGGGCAGCTTGAGCTTGAGCTTCCTGCTGAATGCCGCTGATCATTTGCTGCACTTGTACGTAGGGTTGGTTACCCAGGTATTGCAGGATTGCGTTGACCAGCTCGGTTGAAAATGCGATTTTTTGCATGAAATACTCTCCAAGTAGATGTCCGCTGTTTTAAGGCCAGCGGGTTGCCCACCTGTATTATACCGCAGGTGTGGCCCAAGGCAAAGGTGTATTTGCAGGGCTGACAGGTGGAGTAATCATGCTGTTGATCATCTTTTGCACACAGGCTTGTGCGTTTGCCATAACATCCTCTGGAATCCAGCCAATGACGATAGCTTGGGTAAGCTGGTCGTAGGGGATGAATGTTTCAGGCGCTTGGCTTGAGTCGAAGGTGGTGTTGCCACCAATGGCTGTGGTGTATTCGCCGTCCACACCTGCGACCTCCCACAGCACATTGACCACATAGTCTGGGTCAGGCTGTTGCATGGTGTACATGGCCGTGATGGTCGTGGTGAAGGTGGTCATGCTGATGCTCCGTTGATTTGGGCTTTGAGGCTGTCAACCTCTGCTTTGAGTTCTTTGATGGCGTTGACCATGTACCAAGTCAAATTATCTGCATTGACAGACATGACCCCTGTGGATTCGGTTTTGACGCACTCTGGCAATACTTCATTAAGCTCTTGTGCAATCACGCCAAGCTGAACACCAGACTTCTGAATGGCATCGGTTGGCTTGAGTTCTGCATCCACTTCTTCTGGCAAACGGTATTCAAAATTACGCACCTGAATGGATGTAATTTTGTCAAGGCCAGTGTTGTTGCCAACAATGTTTTTCTTCAACCTGCGGTCTGAAGTGGTTGCCCATGTGGTGGTGTTTGCGCTGTTATAAATACCCCCCGTACCGCCAGCAGAGATAAAGCCCGTTGATGCGCCCTTGCCTACTGCTGATGTGTTGGTTGTGCAAATAACCATTTCATATGAAGCGCTTGTACTAGATGCCTGAGAACCAAAGCCAACATAAGTGCCGTAGTCTCCACTTACTAAATTGCTTCCTGCGCTTTTGCCTAAAAAAGTCCCGCCACTGCCAGTGGTTAGTGCCGCACCAGCAAGATACCCAACGGCAACGTTGACCCCGCCACTGCTGATGGCATATAAAGCGGCATCCCCCAATGCAGTGTTGAATGAGCCGGTGGTAAAGCCAGTTGCAATGTTAAAGCCATTAGCACCATAGCCAAGAGACACATTGTTTGTGCCTGTTGTGCAGTAAAAACCTGCATAAGCCCCAATATGTGTGTTCGGGCCACCAGATGATGTGTGGTACCCGGCTGAATAGCCCACAGCAGTATTAAAAGAAACCGTAGATTTAGCAAGAGCCGCCGCACCCACAGCGGTATTGTAGTTCCCAGAAACATTAAGGGATAGAACAGCATCTCCACCAGCGGCTTGGTAACTACCGACAGCCACATTGGATACGCCACCTTGATTTGACCCCAATGCTTCATTGCCGATGGCAATGTTTCGATTGCCGCTTGTATTTTGGGCAAGCGAAGAGTTGCCAATTGCCGTGTTGTACGAACCAGTGTTTGGGCCACCAGTAGTACCGCCCATTGCTCGGGAGCCAATTGCAATACTGAATGCCCCGCTGGATAAATTTTCTCCAGCGAAATAACCGAAAGCGGTTGCGTCTGTTCCAGTTGAACTTGCCAAAGCACTGATACCTACCGCAGTGCTGGTGGCGCTTGCGCTTGCGTTGCCAATACCTACAGTGACTCCTTGAATGGATGCCGCACCAGCTACAGTAAATAAGCCTGCGGTGGAAAGTGAGGCTTTAACAGTGCCACTACCATTTGTGTAAAACTTTAACGAACTGCCAGTGTCTGCAAAAATAGCCACATCGGAACTTGTGTTTCCTTGTATAGCTCCATCAACAGCAAAAGCACCATATTGAGTTCCGTTTTGTTTTACAGAAAACGAACCGCCGCCAGTTGTGCCTGTATTGTCCGCAGCAACAGTCCCATAAGCGCCAGTTGATTTAAAACTAGCAATCGTGCCGCTGGTTGCCGAAGATAAAGTTAGCGTTCCAGTGACTGCAAGGCCAGTGGTGGAGAAAGCTCCGACAAGCGTACTGCTCGGGTAGATATTGACATTTCCGTTAGTCGAATAAAGATTTGTAGTTGATGTGCCCGTTCCGCCAAAATATGCGTTGTTTGCGGTGAAGATGCCAGAAGTGGTAAAGCCAGTTCCCTTCATGGAAACAATAGCGTTGTTTGTTCCGTTTCCGGCAATCAGTTGGTTATCCGCAGACCCACCAGCATTTGCGTTGGCAGTAGCAAAATACAAAACGCCGTTAGTGCTTTGCGTTGTGGTGACATTTCCCGTAGCACTCAGCGTTCCAGTGACTGCAAGGCCAGTGGAGGAAAGGCGCATCTGCATCGCCGAGCCACCATTCGCGGAGAACGCAATACCAGATGCCGAGCGGACAATGCCATCGTATGCAGATGCGCCAACTATTGTCGTACCTCCGACACTAGAATCCATGCCAAATATCGTGTCGCCACCAGTATTTGTAATTCTGATGATTCCACGGTCTGTTCCTGTGGTAGGGGTAATGCCGATAGAGTCAGTTACTGCCCCGCCTTGAGTAGTGCTGATTTTGCCCGTAGCACTCAGCGTTCCAGTGACTGCAAGCGCAGTACCGCTAAAAGTCAGATTTGCAGAGCCAGCCAATGCACCAGAACTGTTGAATTGTACCTGGGTATTAGAACCACCTGCTGGGCCAGCAGTGGCACCGGCGAGCAGGGTGACAACGCCAGCGAAGCTCTTGTAGTACAGCTTACCATCGACGGTATTGAGTGCAAGCTCGCCAGCGACGAGGTTCGCCGCCAGTGGAACAGCCGCCGCAGTGGTGCTCAAGTAAAGCGAAATAGGGGTGAAGCCAACAGCAGCCATTAGAAAGTACCTCCAAAGATTCCAGTTGTGGCAGTCACAGTTGTGAATGCCCCGGTAGTCGGGGTGGTAGCCCCAACAGTACCATTGATGTTAATCGACGCGGTGCCGGTAAGGTTTGTTACGGTCCCGCCGCTCGGCGTACCCAGTGCACCACCATTGACTACGAAAGCCCCAGCAGTGCCCGTATTAACACCCAAAGCGGTCACAACACCCGTGCCAGTAGTTGTTGTGGCTGGCGCTACTCCAGCGCCCCCGCCAATCATCAAAGCATTGGCAGCGAGCAACGCCGAACTGGCTACCGAGGATGTAGCGGAGAAATAGGGAATACCGCCCGAGGTACCCGAAGTGATTCCAAGACCACCATTGCCCAGTGCGAGGGTCCCGTCCACATGGGTAGTAAGCCCGATCTTGCCGTAGCTGGGTGCGGTGGAAACGCCACCGGAGATTAACGCGTTGCCGGTTGCTATGTCGGCCAATTTAGCAAGGGTCGTGGTAGTGTTTGCGTAGAGCAAGTCGCCCACGGCGTAGACCGTCTGCCCCGTTCCGCCCAAAATCGCCGTGACCGGAGAGGTTAGACTGAACTGCGTGCCCGTGAGCGTCAAACCCGTGCCAGCGGTGTACGATCCAACACCGGCGAATTGAACCCAGGTGATCGCGGTTGTACCCAGCGTACCGCCAGCATTGGAGGTACACACCCAGCCCGTATCGGCGTACAAGGTTCCTTGCTCGATGAATGTAAACGCACCCGGCACCTCTGCCCACGAGTCCATGTCGGTTGCACGGGTCCACGCAGCTGCAGCTACTAAATAAATCCCGTTGTCCTGGCTTAACGTTTGGTCTTTCACCAAGCATCTATCGCCAGCAATCAGTGCTACGCCATCAATGGTCTGCGTGCCCGACAGCGTAATATTCGCCGTAGTCGCCGCGACGCACGAAGCTTTAGGGTCTAACCCCTGGGCTACCGCGTCGACGTATTGTTTGGTCGCCAGCTGCAATGCGGTGGTCGGGTCTTGGGTTACAGCGACCGATGTTAACCCGCCCAAAGTCAGGCTCGAGCTGCCCAAGGATATCGCGGTGGTTCCAACGGTCAGCGAGGAATTCGCGAGCTGCGCGTTAGAGATCGTTCCGGACAGGTCGCTGGTCGGAATAGATGCCGAGGCCGTCATCGCACCCGTTCCGGTGCCGGTGACATACCCGGTGAGGGTCGTAGCACCCGTTCCGCCATTCGCAACGATCAAAGTACCCGCCAAAGTAACCGCACCACTGGTCGGGGAAGTCGGAGTTAACCCCGTAGTACCCGCGCTGAATGTTGTTACACCCCCAGTGAGTGCGAACTGCCGCCAAATACCGCTCGAATACCCGTCGAATGTATTTGTACTAGTATTGAACCGCATCTGACCATTCGCACCTACCGGCTGCTGGGCCGTAGTACCATTTGGAAGTGTTACAGCACCCGTTCCAGGGAATATCGCATTACTAGCCATCGCGATCGTGGGGTCTCCAGACCCATTTCCATTCGCTACGGTGATCTCGTTCGCCGTTCCATATATCTGTCGACCCGCTATAGTGGTCCCATTAACCACCGCGAGCATTCCAGTACCCGAGGAATTAGCCAAAGCAAGTGCTAGACCACTCAAAGCGAACGTCGGATTACCCGCGATACCATCCCCGTTGGTAATCGAGAGACCCGCACCGGAGGCCGTGAGAGTGCGGTTGACTATAGTAGTAGCCCCGGTCTTGACGAGAACCCCGTTCGATACTGTCTCGAGGCTCGCTGCGGCTCCGTTGAACTCCAGACGCAGGTAAGACTGTACTCCACCATCGGTCAGACCCAGTCCGGAACCGGTCGATAGGTATCGGGAATTGGGTAAGGTGGGTTCCTGGACCTTTGTCAGGAACGTCTGGTTCTGCGACGGGGACGCTGCGATTGCCGCAGTAGTCGTCCGTACCGTTTGGCCATTCTGCACAATAGGTACAGATTCGGTCCCGGTTATCGTCCCGGCTGCTGGGAGTTGTGTGATGGTTAAGTTAGCCATTAGGGACTCAACGTTATGCTATCCAAATTACCATTGTTCTCGGGCGTCTGGGTATTCTGCTCGGGCGAGAGCACATAGCCGCCGTATCCAGTAGCAATCAGATTGTTGTCTTGAACAGCCACGGACACGTCCGGGCGCGGAAAGCGAATCGTAATGCGCTCAGTTGCCCTTGCTGGCAGTCGGTACGGGTCTTTGTCGTCCGCGCAACCTTGGTCGCATACCTGTAGACCCGGGACATTGGGATCGGGACGCATCACTGAATGTGCCCTTTTCATTTTGCAACGATCGCATATCGCAATCGAGATCGTCGAATTGCCGATGGTGTCGAGGAAAATGCCCATGCAGCTCCCTCTACGCCGTGTACACGCCGATAGCTGGCGCAAAGTAGATTGGGGACTTGTCGCGCTCTTCCTGCTCGGCCAGAGTCGTATATTCGTTCGCTTTCTCTTCCAGGTATTTCACGCGGTCGAGTGGCACGTTGGGCATCTCCATTCCCATCCGGTGAGAGAGCTGCATCAAGATCGCCTCATACCACCGTTGCGGAATCTCGATCTCGTTGGTCAACGCCCCGATATCCATGACTTGGCGAGAATACCAGACGGTAAGCTGTACCAACGGGTCGTTGGGAGTAGGCCAAAGCCACAGTTGAGGCTGGGGGATCGTGCGGTTAAACCAGAATTGGAAGGGCTGGTTAGCGGTAAAATTCTTGTTCGGCAGGTTCGTATAGTCATCGCGATTCAGACGCGACATCGAGATCTCGGTACTGTTGTTGCCCACGAAGAATTCACGCAGCGCTAGCGTAGTACCGCCCGATGCTAGGATGCGGTAATACTCGACGTTCTGGCCCGGGTTAATATCGTACCAGATCCACTCGTTATCGGTGACCGTAGTCAGAGCGGCGCTCTCCAAATTCGACCAAGTAGTGCCATCCATGCTGTATTGCAACGCGTAGGTCCAAACGGCACTACCGCCACCGGAGACGTAGGGAAGGACGCCGATCGAACCCGCGTAGATGGGGTTATCAGTACCGAAAGCTACAGCGATGTTGCCATTCGCTGAGGTTTGCTGGCAGATCGTATCGACGTCGCCGTCGAATGCATTGGCGACATTACCACCAGCCGAAGAAGAATAAGCCCCGCTTGGGCGGTCCAAAGTACGATACAACGCGTTGAGCACGTCAATCGAGCCTTTGGGCAACGAGTAGATGTAGTTATTGGCGGTGACGCCGAATACCTTCTTATCAATCGCCCAGTAATTGATGCCGATGTTGGACAGATTGGTAAGCAGGATGAACAGCGACTCACGAGCCGAAAGCTGCTGCTCCGAGGTCAATTCCTCGGCGAGTTTACCGCACCGGCGAGCACCATGGTCAATGAACGTTTGTACATTGAGGACTGTTTGGCCTACTGTATTTGAATATGCCATCTTACCACCCTGGACAATTCCACCGTTGCATCGAAGCCCGTGATCGACTACCCTCCTCGGACTTTTTGGCTACCGGCCCCATCCTTGCGCAAAAAGAATCTTTCCGTGC